CCGTCCAAGACGCTAACACCTACACAATTACAGCTAAAGACACGGCAGGAGCTACAGTTACCGCAAACGCCTCGGATACAGGTAATGGCGGTGCTTCAGTCGTAGGGGCTTATCAGATTAATACAGGCCAAGCGTACGCTATCCCGCTTTCTGGTTGGGGTGCTGGAACTTGGGGGTCTGGTACATGGGGATTTGGTACAGTATCGACCAACGCTATCCGACTATGGAGCCAAGCTAATTTTGGAGAAGATCTTATATTCGGACCTCGTGGTGGGGCTGTTTACTATTGGGATGCTACTAGCGGGGTATCATCTAGGGCGGTACTACTCTCTAGCCTCGGTGGGGCGTCGAATGTACCCACAGATCAAAATTTTATTGTTGTGTCTGATATTAATCGGTTTGTGTTTTGCTTCGGTGCAAATGAGTTAGGTAGTGCGACGGTAGATCCAATGCTGATCCGTTGGTCTGACCAAGAGGATGCTACAAACTGGACACCAGCAGCGACAAACCAAGCGGGTAGCCTACGTTTATCACGCGGTACCGAAATCATCACTGCTAGACAAGCACGTCAAGAGGTTCTAGTTTGGACTGACTCTACCGTCTACTCATTACAGTATGTCGGTGCTCCAGCGGTCTGGGCCGCACAAACAGTAGGCGATAATGTCTCCATAGCCTCTCAGAACTGCGTGGGTTACGCCAATGGTGTGGCTTATTGGATGGGTAAGGACAAGTTCTATAAGTACGATGGGCGCACTCAGCCCCTCCGTTGCGACCTACGGAAGTTCGTTTTCGGGGACTTTAATACTCAACAGTATGATCAGGTATTTGCTGGTACTAACGAGTCATATCATGAGATCTGGTGGTTTTACTGTTCTGAAGATAGTGAAACGATTGATAAGTACGTTATTTACAACTACTTACAAGATATCTGGTACTATGGAAATATGGCGCGTACAGCATGGCTAGACACGGGATTGCGTGACAACCCTCTTGCTGCTACATATACCTACAACTTGGTAAACCACGAACAGGGTGTTGATGATAACGAAACAGCCACAACCACTGCGATTACTGCCTCCATATCTTCGGCTCAGTTTGATCTGGATGACGGTCACCAGTTTATGTTCATTTGGCGTGTACTACCTGACATCCGATTTAACGGTTCTACAGCAACTTCCCCCAGTGCCGTAATGTCTTTACTACCCCTTAAGAATGCGGGGTCGGGATATAATTCACCTACGTCTGAAGGGGGGTCAAACCAAGGCACCATAACCCGCACGGCTACCTTGCCAGTAGAAGCGTTTACAGGACAGTTAGATACGAGGGTACGTGGTCGGCAGTTGGCGGTTAAGATTGAATCAACAGATTTAGGAGTAACATGGCAGTTAGGTACACCCCGTCTTGATATGCGTCCTGATGGGAGACGTTAATGGCTAACGAAATCCAACGTGTAGCGCCCCCTGCTTTGCCTCTAGCTCCTGAAGGGTATGATCGTCCATTTATGGACCAGAACAGCAACATTCTGCGGTTGTTCTTTAATCGTCTGGTAAGCTCTCTCAACACGTTGCTCAGCACCGACGCTGGTGGCAGATTTTTGTATATGCCACGGGGGTCTTTTTATAGCACTGTTGACCAAACGGCGGCAATGACAAGTACGGGGTACGCGGTTACGTTTAATTCTACGCACCATACGGATAGCATAACTCTATCAAACAACAGCAGGATAAATGTTATCTACGCAGGTACATATCAGTTTTCTATAACGCTTCAGATAGAGCATAATAATTCTAGTGAGGCTACGGTAACTGTTTGGGAGAAGCGAAATGGAACTACCGATACACCCTACTCAGGGCATCTATTTGATGTAAAAGGTAATGATTTCTATGTTGTTAACTGGGTTTTTACACGCGCTTTAGAAGCAAACGATTATATTGAAATCTACTGGGCCACCACTGATACGCAGTTAAACTTACACGCAGAAGCCGCATCAGCCCCTCACCCCGGCGTTGCATCAGCTACGGTTGATGTAACATTCGGGACTAACTCATAGCAATATGTAGGGTCTACCGTCTTCTGTTGTGGCGGTGTCGTTTATTAGTAATTTGTAGGTAACGGTTATGTCACGTACATTTGAACGAGAAACAGAGCCAGTATATTGGCAAGACTTCGACACTGATGGTGATTTTGCATTAAATGATACCGAATACGCTGCATTTATAGCAGCTGGCGGAGCAGATTCTACTAACATCCCTCGAACTACATCTACTGATACGTCTACTGATACGTCTACTGATACGTCTACTGATACATCTACTGATACATCTACTGATACATCTACGAGTGGCTCCACTAATACCACTAGCACTACTAGTCCTTTATTAGACTCTGGCTATGATTTTGGAGGGTTTAATTTTTCTGATGACAGTGATTCAAACACGATGGGTAGTTTGTCCGACGCAGACTACAACAGTTCTTTTGAGGATTTTTATTGGACGCTTTTAGGTAGAGAAATACCCACCGCCGCCGGTTGGTATGCTGAATTTGAGAGAGCTTCTTCGGCTCAGTTTATAGATGCTTCTGTACAGATAATCTACCAATCAATTCAAGATGCGGCTTTAGCTCGGCTATCGCTTATCCAATCCTCCATGTTAGCGCAGGTCCAAGCGGGTAATGATGTGATTACCAGACCTTCGTTGGGTAGCGCCGAAGGAGGCGAGATATACCAAGCCTTTTGGGAAGAGTTTTCTGGCCCAATGGATACCTACTTGGATAATCTTTTTGGCGATGCAGACTCTATAACAAGAGAAGAATTACTAGATAATCCAGAGTTTGTAGAGACCGGTATCCGTTTAGCAACATCTTGGTCCACAAACCCAAACGGAGATGTTTCTTGGTCTACTACTAACCAAGATCAAGTTGATACTTACGTTAATTTAGACAAAGACCGACAAGCGGAAATAACACAGCAAGAAGCCCTAGCGGAAGAACAGCGTCAACGACAAGCCGCTATAGATAATGCAGGCACCATATTCTCTGATTTGGGGTACAAGGCTACTCAAACGGAAAAAGAACAGTTTGCCGATAATCCAGACGGCATAGCTAATTATGTAAACCCTCGTCAGTTAACACGAACAGAACTAGAAGCTATTGCCGCTGAACAGAACTACACCTTACAAAGTAGTGATTATGAGACTTATGTAGGGCAAGGCGACGAGAACTTCCAAACTAGTCAAACCGCAACTGCTAACAGTACCTTTGACCCACTAGCTGTAACAAGTACAGAAGCAGAGGACTTTCTTAGGGCACAAAATGGTTTCGAGCCTTCACAAGCACAGATTGACGAATTTACTGGTTATAGTACTGAGGCAGAAACTGAAACGGCTGTAAAAGACTATGTAGATAAACGTCAATTTACCGAAGAAGAAGCTAGGGCGTACCTAGCATATTTAGGGTATGAAAGCCCAACTCAAGAAGAAGTGGACGAACTAGTTGGGCAGGGTGGGGCTGACTTTGATTCCACTCAAAGAACCGCTACTCAAACATTCGTTACTTCACAACAAAACGCAGCAAAGGAAGTGTTTACTGATGCTGGGTATACGCCTACTGATAAAGAAATTAAAGACTACGCCGACAATCAAAGCGGTATAGCTGACTATGTAAATCCCCGACAAGTCACTGCTCAAGAAGCAGCAGAGATATTCCAAAGAACTTATGGCTATGAACCCAACAGAGAAGAAATTGAACAGTTCATGGGTCAAGGCGGAGAAGGGTTTGAGGCTTCGCAACAAGAAGCTATCGGAGAATATGTCGATCCCAGACACGTAAGTCTAGAAGAACTAGAAGCTATTGCTGAAGAACAGGGCTATGACCTCACGCCCGAAGACTATAAAAACTTGATAGGGCAAGCGGAAGGTGAAGGTTATGCAGGTTGGGGGGTTGTACTAAACGAAGACGGTACGATTAAAGACTACGGCATGCAAGGCAATGTTATTTCGGAACGTTTTGATAGAGCCGTAGTAAAAGATGAAGATGAATTACGAGAAATAGCTTCTAATCCAGATGTAGGGTTTGACATATCAGACCTTAGCGAAGAAGAAATAGCTGATTTAATAGGCGGCATGTCCGAGCAAGAGGTTGCCGATCAACTAGATCCGTTGGGGGTATCTACAAAAGAACTAGGAGACATCGCTAGACAGGAAAACTTCGATCTCGCTAATTTAAGCGACGAAGAGTTAGCTCAGTTAGTTGGTAACAACAAAGAGTCTGACATCATCCAAGACATCGACAGTAGAGCAACTACGGTAGGCGAACTCCAAGAAGTCTACAAGCAGCGTACTGGAAACGAGCTTAGTGCCGCAGAAGCTCAAGATATGCTAGATAAAGCTATAGAAGCTAATGATGGCACACTTACCGAAGAGCAATTTGAAAAGTGGGTAGATGAGACCATTGAGACGAACTTTAAGGTCCAGCTACAAAATCTCGGGCAAAATATCCTAGATATTATATTTGGTAAAGATCCTGCCACAGGTAAATCTAAAACCATACAACAGATCTGGGAAGAACAACGCGAATTACTTTTCCCACCTAGTCCATCCGACCCTGACTACGAAAGAAAATACACTGAATGGTTAAAACGCCAAGTCGGTGGCATTATATCTATTAATCATGACCCTAAAGAGGGTATTTTTGCTGGTGTTCGGTTCCCAGTTCCAATACCTGTTAGCGGTCCAGAAATCATCATTCCTTTATTTGATGAAGATGGAAAATATATAGGCGGTAACGTTGCCCAAGTTCTGCTAAACGAAGCTGGAGATATCATAACCGAAACCGGCGAGCGTATAGGTCAGATGACTGGAGAAGTTATCCAGATCTTTGATGCCGCTGGTAATGTAGTGCATGCAATACCGCTATCTGAAGGGGGTATAGATTCCGCTACAGGCTTGCCTGTCTTTGTACCTGCTGGATGGGAAGAAGGAGATACTAATCCGTGGGAAGTAAAGGATTCTAACGGTGACGGTGTTATTGACGAGCAAGTCGATGCCGATGGTAATCCCGTTGATCCTGACACTGGATTGCCAATACAAGAAGATCCTGATAGAGACGGGGACACTTACCCCAATGAAGAAGACGCTTTTCCTGATGATCCCGATGAGTGGCTGGACACCGATTCAGATGGCGTAGGAGATAATGCAGACGCTTTCCCTGAAGATCCTAACGAAACCGTAGACACAGACGCAGATGGTGTTGGCGATAACGCCGATGTATTTGATGAAGATCCCAACGAGTGGGCTGATGCCGACGCAGATGGTGTTGGTGATAATGCCGATGCTTTCCCAGAGGACGCTAGTGAAACCTTAGACACCGATGGTGATGGAGTAGGAGATAACTCAGACCTATTCCCTGAAGATGCTAGTGAAACCTTAGATACAGATGGTGATGGAGTAGGTGATAACTCAGACCTGTTTCCAGATGAGGCTAGTGAAACCTTAGACACCGATGGTGATGGAGTTTGTGATAACTTAGACCTATTCGCAGAGGACGCTAGTGAAACTT